CCTTGAAAAAGTGCACGAAGTGCGGCGAAGTGAAGCCGCTCGGCGACTACTACTTGCAGAACGGGCGCCACATGGCGCAGTGCAAGGAATGCAAGAAGGCCGCTGCTCGGGCCCGCTTCGAAGAGAAGCGGGAAGAGGTCATCGAGAAGAATCGCGAATACCGGGGCCGCAACAAGGAAGAGCTAGCGCGTAAGGCGCGCGAGCGTCGGGCCGCTAACCCTGAGAAGTACCGCGAGGCGGATAGGGAGCGTTGGGAGCGTCGGGCCTACTACTCGAAGCGGTATTACCTGCGCTACAACTACGGCATCACTAGCGAAGAGTATGACGCCATGCTCGAAGCTCAGGGCGGCGTCTGCGCTATCTGTAAGCGGCCGGAAACCGGCAAGCATCAGAGCGGCAACACGAAGAGCCTAGCCGTTGACCACTGCCACACCACGGGCAAGATTCGCGGGCTTCTCTGTGGCGACTGTAACCGCGCTATAGGTCTATTCGAGGATGACGTGAGCAGACTCGGAGCCGCTATTGCCTACCTGAGTCGTTAGGCACCCTCACAGCAACCCCCGTCGATTTCGGCGGGGGTTTTCTGTTGCCCTCCTTCGCCCTTAACCGGTCTATACCCAATGTAAAGACCGAGAACGAAGGGAGGTGATGCAGAGCATGACCATCATTCTCCCCCGTTCCCCTTATGGCCCTACCGACCCGAAGCCGGGCTTCTTCTACTACGACGAAGCCAAGGCAAACCGGGCGGTTCAATTCATTGAGCGCCTAGTCGTGCACACGAAAGGGCGCCATGCCGGTGCCCCGTTCATTCTCGATGAGTGGCAGAAGAACGAAATCGTGAAGCCACTCTTCGGAACGATGATGCGGGATGACCAGTACGACGAGTACGTACGGCAGGCACGCATAGCGTGGCTGGAGATGGCTCGCAAGTTAAGAACGGCAAGAGCGAGCTTCTTTCAGCGTTTGCCCTTCTCGGCCTAGTCGGCGATGACGAAGAGTCCGCCGAAGTCTATTCAGTGGCCGTTGACCGCGATCAAGCCGGGCTTGTGTACTCGACCACGAAGCGGATGATCGAGCTAAACCCGATCCTGAACAACCGTCTCGAAATCATCGACAGCCGTAAGCGGATTATCGACCGCAAGACGAACAGCTTCTATCAGGTATTGCCCGGCGACGCTGCGGGCGCACTCGGAACGAACCCTTCGATGGTCCTGTTCTTATCCCTTCGATGAGGTGCTGACACAGAAGGACCGTGGGCTTTGGGACAGCATGAGACAAGGGTTTGGCACTAGGCGCCAACCCGTCATGATTGCTGCGACCACCGCGGCCTACCGCACGGCGGCATTCGCTCTCGAAGAGCACGAACACTCGCTTCGTGTTCGTGAGGACCAGAACCTAGACCCGAACCGTTTTGTGTTCGCGCGGAACGTGCCGGATGACTGGGACTGGAAGGACGAAGGACAACCGCCCTCGGCGGAGCATCCGAAGGGAACGGGCTGGTATCTCGCTAACCCTGCCCTCGGTTCCTTCCTGAACATCAACAACCTTCGGGCCGAGGCCATGGAAGCGGCCGAGAAGCCTACGGCTCAGAACTCTTTCCGAGTCTTCCGATTGAACCAGTGGGTTAGCCAGGCTAACCGGTGGCTCGACATGCACCTTTGGGACGAGAACGGGACGGCGAAGGTCGACCGCGACCGGCTTAAGGGCCGTCCCTGTTTCGGCGGTATCGACCTGGCCGCAACGGGCGACTTCAACGCATGGCTTCTTCTGTTCCCAGGGTCCCCTACGGACCCCGAGGCGGACGGCTTCACAGTGCTTCCCCATTTCTGGGTGCCGCGGCCGGCAGTTGAGAAGCGGTCGAACATGAAGAGCCATTTCGAAGTGTGGGAGAGGGACGGTCACTTGACGGTGACCGAGGGTCCGACCACGGATTTTAAGGCCATCTTCCGGCACATCGCGAAGGACGCTGAAGACTTCCGTATCCGCTTCTTCGGCTATGACCCGTGGAACGCTACGCAGCTTGTCTCCGAGCTGGAGGAACACGGCCTAGCGGCCGTGAAGGTGCCGCAGAGTGCGGCCAGGCTGAATGACCCCTCGAAAGCCATCGAGTCCGCCCTAGCGGGCCGACAGCTTTACCACGGTGGTCATCCGGTCCTTCGTTGGATGGCTGACAACGTCGAGCTTGACGTGACTGGCGACGGTTTGGTGAAGCCTTCTAAGGCGAAGTCAGGAGAAAAAATAGACGGCGTCGCCGCGATGGCTAACGCCTTTTTCTTGACTGCTCTTCCGGCTGATGAAGAGGCGCATGTGACCTTCTTCAACTTCAACGAAGAGTATTCCGAGGCCGAGCTAGAGGCCCTTTTGACCCCTGCGAGTAGGCAGGACCGGGAAGAGCGTTTCTTCCCGGATGACGACGATTAGGAGATTCATGGATCGGCCCAAATGGGGCCGCTCTCTCCGGTCGGTCGCGTCTTCCTTTGTCCCGAACGTCTTTCAGCTTGGCGCCCTGTCTTTTGGCGCCCTTGCTGCCTATGACGTTGCGCGCCCTCTTGGGCATATCGCGGTGGCCGTGTGCCTCGGGCTGGTCGGCTACGCGACGGACGGGGGCAAGCGGTCGTGAGCCTGTTTACACGCATCGGTGAGCTTAGGGCTTCGCTCTCGGGTCTCGCTTCGGATTGGGAACGGGACGTCGAGCCTATGGGTTCGCGTACGTCCTCGGGCCGTCGAGTCGGTCGGCGTTCCGCCCTTCAGATGGTGGCCGTATACGCCTGTCAGTCGCTCATTGGGGACGCCGTGGCTTCCCTTCCGGTCGACCACTACACGACGATTAGCGGCCGGAAGGAACCTTTCGATCGTTCCCCGAAGTGGGTTTCGCAGCCGAACCCCTATCAGACCTCTTACGAGTTTTGGTTCCGGGTGGTCGTCAGTCTTCTGACGGACGGGAACGCGTTCCTCTACACGCTTCGGAATGACCGCGGTGAGGTTCAGGCCCTTTACTGCCTGCACCCCGGTTACGTGTCGATTCTCGACGGCCCCCTAGGGGATAACCGGTACGAGGTGACCGACGACCGAGGCGCCATTCAGGGTGTCTTCGATCGGACTCAGATTCTCCACATTCCGGCGTTCACTGTGCCGGGCATGAGCCGGGGCCTTTCTCCGGTTGACGTGGCGAAGGAAGCTATCGGCCTCGGCCTTACGGCCGAAGAATATGGCTCTCGGTTCTTCGAACAGGGGACCACGATGGCCGGTGTCATTGAGCATCCGGGAAGTCCTCGGCCGGACGAAGCGAAGCTTCTCCGGGATATGTTCCGGAAGACACATGCGGGCGTTAAGAACTCTCACTCGGTCGGCGTGCTGACTGGTGGTGCTCAGTTCAAGCCGATCACGCTTAGCCCTGAACAGGCTCAGTTCTTGGAGACGCGCCGTTTCCAGAAGGCGGAGATTGCCCTTCTCTACCGGGTGCCCGCGTACCTGGTCGATTCGGCGGTTACGTCGACGTGGGGTTCTGGCGTTGAAGAACAGAACAAGTTCTTCGTAGACCAAACGCTTATGCCTTGGATCGTTCGTATCGAACAGTCGATATCGACCTTCCTTCTTCCTGGCCTTCAGTACATCCGCTTCAACGTGGACGCCCGATTGAGGGCGAAGACAAAGGAACGCTTCGAGTCGTATCAGATGGCCCTTAACAACGGCTTCATGAACGCGGACGAGATTCGCGCTCTCGAAGACCTCGGGCCCCTGCCGAAGAAGCTCGGCCAGAAGTTCTATCGGCCGTTGAACCTCGGCGTTGTCGGTGACGAAGACAAGAAGCCCTCGGCCGGCGCCATTCCCCCGGTACCGCAGACCCCCGCTGATCCGAATGCGGATCCCAACCAAGACGCGAATCCGCAACCCAATCAGCAGGACCAGAACGCACCCCCGGGGAGTAATGATGCTGGAGCGTAGGTCAGTACCTACCGAGTTTGAGATTCGAAGCGAAGGCAAGTCCTTCGCTTTCTACGGCTACGCGCTCAAGTGGGATGCGCGTTCCGGGAATCTCGGCGGCTTCCGTGAACGAGTCGCCCTCGGGGCGACCTCGGAAGCGATTCAGTCCGATGACATTCGGGCCCTTTACAACCATGACCCGAACCTTGTTCTCGGCAGGAACCGAAGCAACACGCTTCGCCTGTCCGAGGACAGCACGGGCCTTCACTACGAAGTCGACATGCCCGATACGACTTACGCGCGGGACCTGGCTACGTCCATGGAACGCGGCGACGTGAGTCAGTCGAGCTTCGGCTTCAAAGTGCGGGCTGATGGCGATTCGTGGACCGAGGACGATGACGGTTTTCCGCTTCGGACTCTGACCCGAGTCAGCCTCTTTGACGTAAGCCCGGTCACGTACCCGGCTTATACCGACTCCACTTCGGGTGTCGGTTCTCGTGCTCTCGAACTTCTCGCCGAGAAGCGAGGCATTCCCCTTGCGCGGCTGGATTCGCCCGAAGCGATCCGGGCCGCTATTCGGGGCGAGGTTGAAGTTCCGGCGCTCACGACTGAAGCGCGGACTCCTCCCCTCGATCTGCACATTCGGGATCACGAAGCCGTGACCCTGGCCCTTCGTGCAGCGCGGCTCTAGGTCGCTCTCTTTTTTCCTCCGAACCTAGCATTGGATTAGCAATGGATTTCGCTGCTCTGGCGAACGCTGCGCTTGAAGAGCGCGCACGACTGGTGACCGAGCTTCGCTCCATCGACTCGGACGCGGTTCTCTCTGACGCTGAGAAGCGGGAGCGTACCGAGCGGATCGACCGTGACCTGACTCGTCTTGAGGCCGAGGCCCGGGACGCCGTCGAGCGTGGCGAGCGTGAGGCCGAGGTTCGCTCCCTGGCCGACCGCGCGGGCGGCCTGGTGGTGCCCGGCATGACTCCCGAGGGCCGTTCCGGCCAGGTGGACGAGGCGGCCGAGCTGCGCGCGGTCGCGCGTGGCGAGATGAAGGAAGCGGACTTCGACCTTCGTACCGCTACCTCTGGTTCTGCCGCGAACGCGGGTAACACCTTCGCGACTACCTTTGTGGCTCAGGTCATTGAGGCTATGCGCGTCCGGTCCGACTTCTTCTCGAAGGCCCGGACCCTCACCACCGGTTCCGGTGAGACGCTTCAGTACCCGGTGAAGAACGGTCGACCGACCGCGGCTCAGGTCGCTGAGAACGTGGCCTACGGCAAGAGCGACGAGTCTTGGACCACCACGGCTATCGGCGCCTACAAGTACGGCGTGATCGTCGAGGCCACGAACGAAATCGTTGATGACTCTCAGCTCGACATTCTGAGCATCCTGGCTCAGGACGCGGGCGAGGCTGTCGCCGATAAGGTCATGGCTGATCTTCTGGTGGGTAACGGCACCGGTAAGCCGTGGGGCTGGATCACCCGTTCTACGGGCGCGATCAACGCCGCGAACCTGGCGGGTGTCACCACTGACAACCTGATCGACCTTCAGCACTCCATCCTTCGCCCGTACCGGAAGAACGCGGTCTTCATGACCTCGGACACTGCGGTGCAGTCGCTGCGGAAGCTTAAGGACACCACGAACAACTACCTGTGGCAGCCGTCCGTTCAGGCCGGCGCCCCTGACACGATCCTCGGTACTCCGATCCTCACGGACCCGAACGTCGTGACTTCGGGTGCGGGCGCGAAGGTTCTCGTCTACGGCGACCCCTCGAAGTACCTGATCCGTCAGGTCAAGAACCTGCGGGTCGTGCGTTCCGACGAGTACGGCTATGACCGCGACGTGGTGGCCTTCAAGATCACGTGGAGGGGCAGCGGCGACCTGTTCGACACCGCTTCCGTCAAGGCTCTGACCGTTACCGCGTAAGTGGTTCTAGGGGCCCCCTTTCTGGGGGCCCCTTTGGTCATTCCAACGGAAGTGAGTGGTTGTGAAGGTTCGCATTCTTGAGCCCAACTCGGGACAGCTGAACGGCGAGAAGTTCCCGAGCGTGGGCGACGTGGTCGACCTCCCCGAGGGCCTGGCCGTGTCTCTCCTGAACGACAAGCGCGCGGAAGTCCTGGCCGAGAAGGCCGCAGAGACGCGCGAGACGCGCGCTGTAGAGGCCCCCGAGAAGCGGGGCCCCGGTAGGCCGCGGAAGGCCGCGTAAGGGGTTGTTGTGCGGTTTCTGAGCGGCAGGGCTATCCCCCTGACACATGTGTTTCTCGATGATGAGGCGGCCCTAGTCGTCCCTGCCGTGACGGTGACCGTACGGGACGCCAACGGGGCGACCGTTTACACGACTTCGGCGACCAGCTCGGGCACGACGTGGTCTGTCACGGTGCCCATGCAGACGCAGGGCGTTTACACGGCTTCATGGGTGGCCGGCACTACGGCTACGGACACGGAAGCCTTCGAAGTGGTCGGGGCCTTCCTGTTCTCCATCCCCGAGGCCCGCAAGTCGGACGTTGACCTGACGGACACGGTTCGCTTCCCTACGGCGGACATCCGCCACTATCGCGAAGTCGTTGAAGACGAGTTCGAGGTGATCACGGGGCGGTCGTTCGTGCCGCGTACGGCCTCGGTCGAGGTCGAGGCAGACGACAGTCCGAGTCTGTTCCTCGGCTTCTTCGATGTGGCCGCCCTGGTGGCCGTCAAGGGCCCCTCGGGGGCCGTCGACACCGCGGGCTGGTCCGTCGACCGTATGGGGTTCGTTCGGGCCCCCTATGGCCTGGTGGACGGCGACCGGTACACGGTCACCTTCACCTACGGCCACGGCCAGGTGCCCGAGGACGTGAAGCGGGCCGGGCTTCTCCGGTTGCGCTCTCTCCTGACTGCCCAGCGAAGCGGTATCCCCGACAGGGCTACGGCCTTCGTCGCGGCTGAAGGTGGCAACTTCACGTTGGCCACCCCTGGCCGGAACGGCTACGAGACGGGTATCCCCGAGGTCGACGCAACGCTTAAGCGTTGGAAGTTCAGCGTCTTCTATGACGTGCTCGGGACGGCCCGATGAGTACGAACGCGTTTGCCTTTAAGGGCGCCCTTCGGGACATGATCCGGGCCCTTCCTGCTCTCTCTGGCTATCAGGTCACGTGGGGTTACCCGGTGCGCGACCCCGAACGCCGTTGGGTGTTCGTCGGTGAGATTCATTGGCCCGACTCCCAATGGGTTACGAACCGAAGCCGGGAAGAGGTCTTCGAAATCAGCCTTGTTGTGAACGCCCAAATCTCGGGGGCTACGGCCGAAGAGGTCGAGTCCGAGCTTCAGCGGATGGCCGCTGGTATCGAGGACGGCATGAAGGCGAAGCCGAACCTCGGCGTTCAGTCTGTAGTGACTTCGGACTTCATTCCGAAGAAGGTTTCCAGCTTTCCCACCGATCAAGCCTATGAAGGCCAGTTGGAAAGCACTGTTCGCGTGAAGGCGAGGCTTTGAGTTGAAGACCGTTGCTTATGACGGCCCTTACTCGGCGGTCGATGTTCCGGCCCTCGGCGTTACCGCCGTGAAGGGCGAGCCTGTCGAGGTCGCAGACGATGAGATTGCGTC